ACAATGCGCGAGTAGCTGAAAGTACAGCGGGCATTGTCGGGGCGAATGAAGCGGTCATCGCATCGGAACGTGCAAAGGGCGCGGCGGCAATGGCTGCGGGGGCACAGAGCATTTCTGCAAGCGAAACAGCAGCGGCGGCGGCACGCATGCAGGCGGGAGCAGTGGAAACGGTCGCGGCAGCAAATACGGCGGCTGGGGCATCTGCCGTAAGCGCAGGAGCGACAACCGTCACAGCAATGGGAACAGCTACGCGCATGGTACGCGGTGCGGCGTCAGCAGTGTTTGCACTCGCGGGCGGGTGGCTGGGTGTTGCAGCGGCGATTGGATACGCTACTTATAAGCTCTGGGAGTACAACAAAGAGCAGAAAGCAGAGCGCGATAAAAACACGTATGAGGTGGGCGGACAAAAATATCTGGAACGAAACGGTGCGTTCTACCGACTGGAGCAGGACGTTGACCCCATAGCTATTGCCAATGGGAATATGGCAGCACCCATGACCCGCGAGTATGAGGTACAGGAGACCGACGAGGCAAGGCTGGAAGACCTCAATGCAGCATGGTTCGAGCGTCACAAAAACGATGAGGACTATGTTATGCAGTTGAAACAGGAAGCTGCAGAAAAAGAGAATGAGGCGGCAAAACTTGCACTTGAGGAAATGACCCGCCGCATGAGAGAAGACACAGAGAAACCAAACACATCTGTAAAAGAAGAGAAAATCAAGACCTACGAAATAGAGGTGCAGATCGGGGAGGAGGTCTTGGACGAAGCCCGCGCTCGTATCGGTGCAGATTATAAGCTTGGCGCATTGGGGGATGATGCCGGCGGGCTTGCCTATGATTGTGGAAAACTTGTTCTTGATGCGTTCACGGCGGCAGGAGTCGCCTTTGAGAACCGCTATGTTCCCGATATGATCGAGGAGGCAAAACGGAAGGGGGCGTGGCATGACGCAAGCGACGGATACCTGCCGCAAGCGGGGGATGCTGCCGTTGTGTTGGGGAATAATCATATTGTTGTAGCCAATGGCAAGGGGGGATATGTTGGCGCAAACAGCAGTACGGGTGTCATTGAGAAGAGCAGCGTTGAGGCAGATTTCGGGAAGGTAACCGGCTATATCTCTGTTGCTGAACTCACGGGTGGTGCGACGGTCAAAAAAACCGTCGGCGAGAGCGACAAGGCAGCACAGGAGGCCATCAAGAAACTCAATCAAGCGAAGACACAAGCGGCGCGTCTCTTTCAGACCATGGAGAGTGAGATCACAAGTGAGACGAAAACCGCTTACGAGGCGGGCATGTCTAAACTTGCTGATAGCGTTCGCGCCAAACAGCAGGAGATCAATAAGATTGCAAAAGCGGGTGTGGATACGACCACACTGCAGGCTGAACTTGCGGAATATGAGCATGTTCTTACGGAAAAACTTGTCAACCAGCAGAAAGAGGCGCTGGCAGCGGTACAACGCGAGGAGCAGAAAATCACCGCCGAGATGGCGGGGGACTATGCGGCACTTGCAGAAGCTCAATATCAGGAGACCATCGCACGCATTGAAAAGGAGCGCAAGGAAAAGTACAAAGCAATTGCTACCGACAAAAACATCTATGAGGAAGAACTAGCCCTCAATAAATGGTACAATGCCGAAATGCTCAGCGCTGCCAAGACGCGGGAAGATGCTTTACGCGAGGTCAACAAGCGGCGCTTGCAGGACATGCAGGACAAAGGAAATATCATCGGCATAAAGAGCTACCTCACCGAAAACGGAGATCGACAACAGCAGGATCTCGACCTCGCGGGGCAGTCTGAGCTTGCAAAAGCCTACGTCAAAATTTGGAATGATGCACATAAGAGCGTTTCCGGTTACCTCGCCGATGCGGCCGAAAATATATATGGAACATTGTCGGACTCCTTGACGGATTTTATCAAGGGGACGAAATCCGCGCAGGATGTATTCCGAGACTTCGGGAACAGCGTGCTCTCCATGATGGCGCGGATTGCGGCGCAACGTTTTGCCGCGAACATCATGAACGGGCTCTTGGGAAATATGTTCGGCGGCGGGAAAACAGGAATGTCGGCATCGACCGCCTACACATTTCCTACGGGGGTGACGCCTGTTCATGCGCCGACATATACGCTCCCGAGCATCCGTGCGTTTGCAAAGGGCGGCATTGTCACTGCGCCGACGCTTGCCATGATAGGCGAAGGTGGTGAGCGCGAGGCGGTTATTCCTCTCAACCGTGATAACCTGTCCGCGATAGGAGGCAAAGGGCGTGGCGGCAACGTCACAGTCAATGTAATAAACAACACAGGCACGCAGGTCAAGGCGGAGCAGACATCGGCACAGTGGGACGGTGAGCAGTGGGTTGTTGGCGTTGTCCTCAACGCCGTAGCAACGAACCGAAATGGCATACGCACAGTATTGAAGGGAGTGGCGGCAACGTGAGCACGAAACTCTATTGGCCGATTGACGTGCCTGCGCCCTCATGGCCATTCAAGGAAACGCACGAGAACACCTCAATCACGTCAAAATTTGAGGACGGGTCAATGCAGACGCGTTCCAAATTCACGCGCTCACGCAGGAAATGGAAGCTCGAATGGCGCAACATCCCACGCAGTGCCTACCTGCGCATTATCGACTTTGTGGTGCATCAGGCGAAGTTTTCGGCGAACTCTTTTATCTGGACGAATGCAGATTCCGTCGACCTTGCATACGACTATATGAATCCCGATGAGGAACAGGTCGAAGTCCGCATTACGGAGGTTGGCGAGTGGACGAATGACGCCTTGTATTGGTCAGGCTCGCTTGAATTTACGGAGGTGTAAGAATGCTGTCCTTGTCAGCCGTTGCCCGGCGTGAGAAAAACAAGCTAAGTACAGACTCATCGTTCATCCCGTTGCTGGAGATCAAGCTGCCGAACAATTCGGCGCGCATCTGTTATAACACCGAAGATGTTACATGGAACGGTGAGCTTTATCAGGCGTTCCCATTCGAGATCGGTGAAGTGCGCGAGGAGACGGATGGCAGTGATCCGAATGTCACACTGACGGTCGACAACACGTCACAAGCACTGCAGTATATGGTAGAGGAATCGCGCGGAGGGAATGGCTTTCCCGTGATCATCCGCGTGGTCAACTCTGAAAATCTGGATGCACCCGAGCCGGAGCTGGAAGAATACTTCGTTGTTACGAAAACAGAAATTACGCAGGAAAGCATTACATTCACGTTGGGCAATGAGTACAGCAGCCGAACGCGCAGACCTCTCAACCGGTATATGAAGAACAACTGCCCATTTCGGTACAAGGGGATCAGGTGCGGGTGTACGTCAGCAGAAGCCTCCTGCAATCATACATTGACCGACTGCAGGGCGCGGAGCAACTCAGAAAGATTTGGCGGTTTTCAGGGAATCGACCAGAAGGGGGTATATGTCCATGCTTGAGTATGGTGACCTGATCGGCGTTCCGTTTGCCTGTAACGGACGAAACAAAGAAACGGGGTTTGACTGCTACGGACTTGTGCAGGAGGTGTTTCGGCGCGCAGGGCGCATCCTGCCAGACTATACGGCAGATTTCAAGGATGTTCAGCGTGTCGATGCCCTCATCCGGGAAAATGCGGCGACTGAAACGAATTGGAGAAAGGTGCCAAAGCACGCTGAAATACCTGTGCCATGCGTCATGGCGATTCGCTTTGGCGTACCTCACGGCGTTGTGAATCATACAGGGTGCTACATCGGGGCGGGGAGATTCATCCATGCACGTGAGAACATCGGCGTGTGCGTGGATCGTATTGACTCGCCGGCATGGCGGGGCGTGATTGAGGGTTACTATGAGTATGTAGGTGATGCGGATGGCGAAGCTGGTCATCATTAAAAATTCGTTCCGTCCATACGAAGGGCGAGAAGTCCATGAGATCAAAGCGGGATACACCGCCGCAGATCTTTTGGCACGCTTTGCTCTTACCGAAATGAACTCCGGAATCATGGTCAATGGTGCGCATACAGAACCATCTCGGCAGATTGCAGCTGATGATTTTGTTGTTGTCTACCCCAAAGTGATGGGCGG